CGACTCACTTTTACAGGCGGAGGAGGCACCAATGCGGCAGGATCTACCACGATCACCACGTCTTTCTTGGAAACCATTGACGTTATCAACGCTGGTTCTGGTTATACGCAAGCGCCAGCCGTGTCCATTGTTGGCGGCGGCGGAACGGGAGCAACGGCTACGGCAGTTGTATCTAACGGGCAGCTTGTCAAAGTTAATGTGGTGACAAAAGGAACGGGTTACACTTCAGCACCGACAATTTCTTTTACCCCGTCTACGGGCGTATTTGTTTCATTTACAACCACAGGGACATTTCCTAGTCCGATTACTCAGGGCGCTTCTTACCGAGCGGAACAGCCGTTTTCCTCTTCCAGCTTCACGATTACCAACGTGGATTATAGTCCCGTCAACATCACTAGTGTTGGCACGGGGCAATTCTTTGTTTTGATATCGCGGCCATTTGCCGTGGGATTCACTAACCGTTGGGTTGGAGATTTCGCTGGTATCGCCACGCCTCAAGGCGTTTATTTTGCGTCAGATTTCAATCTGCCCAGCACTACTCCGTCAATTGACAAGGGGGCAACGCAATTCTTTTTGAATATTGACGCAGGCAACAAGACGGCGAGGGTTTACAATTCATCTGCAAACGCAACGGCGGGAGGATCTACTGGCCTGATCAACATCACGGCATTTGGAACTGGTCAGGCTTACTACGCGCTACGGGTTTCGGCTTCACCGATTCCTTACGACAATCGGATCAGCCCTGACAGTGTTCAATTTTTGCAGGACGGTGAAGTAGTAAAATTTTCTTCTTCGGGGACGCTGCCAGCCCCGCTGCAGACAAATACAGATTACACAATCAAAATTTTTGGTGACGATATCAAAGTGTATTCCAATAATGCTTTGGTAACGATCACGACTCCCGGGACGGGGCAGTTAAGCCTCGACTTGGAGCGGACAGTAACGGCGGCTTCATCCACCAGAATTGTGGAAAAGGCATCGCTTTACTCGACTGGACAATCCATTACGGCACGTCCAAGAGACGGGGATTCTCTTCCTAATCCTCTGGTTGCGGGGGCGAACTATTATGTCAGAAAGTTGGATTCTGACGAATTTGAACTGTATCCGACAGAAGCGCAGGCAAGAAACGAAACGTCAACGGCAGGCAGAATCAGCTATTTGACGGCAGGCGATACCGCCGACAGCACGTTCATTATTGATTCGATTCTTCCGCCAACGCTTGTCAAAACAATCCAGCAAATCGAAAAACCCAAGACGGACGGGTTTGTTTCGTTATATGCCTACGATTACGGACGGTCCAACGACATGACACTGATCGGGCAATACCATCCAGCCGATGTAAATCCGCAATATAGGCGCATTCGGATCGGTCAACCGTGTTCTTGGGCAAGGATTATTTACAGGATCAAGCACCCGACGATTGAATCGGAATACGATTTTATCCCTCTGGAAAGTGAACGAGCCATCATTGCCGCGTTACATGCCGTGGATCTTGAAGACAAAGATTTTGCGGATCAGGCTCAGCGGTATTGGACGATTGCGATTTCGTATCTGAAGAACCAGCAGGAAAGCATTGACGGACACGCAATGGCGACACCCCAGATCAATAATGTAGTATATGGGGATGGCTCAGACGTGGTGATGCAATGAAATCTGATCAGATCAATGCAGGAAGGCTAACCAAAGCGACTGCTGGCTGGACTCAGGGCGTCAACAGCGTAAGGAATTCATGGGCGCTACCAGAAAACCAATTAAAGTGGGGAGTAAATGTGACGGTGCGCGGTGGCATTGCCCAGACGCGGCCCGGGTATGCAATGCGGTTGTCGCTACCGCCGGGGAATCTCCAAGGCGGCATCTTCTTTGCAGCCAATAAACAATTTCAAGCTGCCTCTAAAAAAACCGTTAATGGGCAGATAATCACGATCCCGCGTCAAATTTTTGATGTGGATGGAAGCGGCATCACTGAAGACGAACTGAATTATATGGTCTTCGCGGTTAGTGGAAATGTTTACTTTGCTCCATTTCCTTTAGAACAACCAAAAAATTGGGAAGACTACAGACTGACAGGAATCAAGATGGATGAAGATGTGAGCCAATGCATTTTTGCTTTGGCAACACGCTCTGCCACTACTTCCAGTGGCGGAGACACTACTGTAACCCCGTCTCACCGTATCGTAGTAATTCAAGACGGCATTTCTTCCCCTGCTTATTGGGACGGATCCAACCGAACAGGCGTCCAAAGTGATCAAATTCCTGTGGGGACTTGGATGGCGTTTTCTGGTAACAGGCTTTGGATTGCGGACAACAATTTAGTGCTGGCTTCAGATCTTGGAGATCCAACAAGCTGGCTGGAGCGCACCACTGGCACGGGACGCGGAGATTTTAGTTTTGCCCGCCCCGTGACAGGGCTTGTTTCCTATGTCGGCCAGAACACAGACACCCGCTTAATCGTTTTCACGGATCGGCAGACATTTTCTTTGGCATCAGGAATTCTGGACCGCTCTGCATGGGTTTCCACCCCAAATTTCCAGAATACGTTATATCCCACAGTTGGTTGTATTGCGGGCAAAAGCATAGCCTTTCAAGCGGGGCAAATGTGGTGGTATTCGCAAGGCGGATTGGTCGCTGCTGACGTTGCTGCCGCATCCTATTTGTCTTCTCAGGTGCTTTTTAAAGACGTGGAGATGGCAAGAACCAAGCGCTACATGGCTGGTGACCAAAGCCAAATTTGCGCGACATCTTTTGAGAACTACTTGCTTTACTCAGTGCCTTATTTGGAGCCTGTAAACTCGTCTACGATGGTTTTGGACTACGCGGCGGCGTCCGAGTGGGGACAGGCCAGAAACCCCGCGTGGTGCGGCGTCTGGGAAGGAACAAGGCCCGTGGAGTGGACTTCAGGAGTGGTTAACGGGCAACCGCGATGTTTCCAGTTCTCTCTTGATTATACTGCGACCAATGACGGCTCTTACAATCACTTGTGGGAGGCATTCATGCCTGAGCGGACAGACTCTTACCTGAGGATAAATCAAGATGGAAGCACTACGCGGTTCTATAACCGCATTTATAGCCAGATTGAAACCGCTCAGCTTGGGGATGGCATGGACTTAAAACAATTTGTCTACGCTGAGATTGAATGCAAAGAGATCGGCGGCACTGTTGACGTGCGAGCCAGCTTTAGAGGCAGCAAGGGATCGTACCAAAAAATCATGGACCGCCGCATTCTGGCAATCACTGAGAAACACCAATACAACAACAGCCCGTTTGAAGAAGAAATAGACAACCTTGGCTTTCTTAATACTCAATATAGGCGTCTTGTAACTGAAAGCGCCACTAGGAATGCCCGATATGAAACCTGTGAAAGCGCATTGACAGCAGACATAGACAAGGCTTTTTCCATACTTGTTGAGTGGTGCGGAGAGCTAGGCGTCGAGATCGTCAGGATTTTCCAAGATCCTTGGAGCGAAAAATCTGTTGGAGATCGGAACATTGTCGAAACTCAAACCTGTGTTGTGGGAGAAAACGGCGATTCAATAAAGATCGATATTCTCCCAAGCCCACAAGACGGATCTATAGGTGAAAACAAAACTTTTTTTGCCAAGGCTTACAAGACGGTAACAGTGCCATGCAGTGGCGGATTGCCGTCAATTTCAGCCACAGCTTCTGCATCGTATCTTTCTTTCATTTCTTATGCCCATGCAGAAGAAGAAGCTGGAACCCTTGCGTTGCAAGCGGCCAATGCTGCTGCTACGCAATACAAAATAGAAAACCCCTGTTGATATGCCCAATATTTCACAGGCTGCTGTTCCAGTGACGAACTTTCCCAATAAGTTCATCAGTCCTTTTTCGGATACCAGCATGGTTCCTTTGTATTCGTCTATCCCGTTCAGCGCTTACAAAAATCCTGACTGCCTGCCCTGCGCGGCTTGCGGAAGCTATACCGAGCGGACCAAGATTATTCAGGAGCAGGCGGCAAAATTTGCTGGATATACCACCAAAACTGAGGTTTCTGTAGGACGAGGCTAACATGAATAAACGCATAGATTATAAGCTATTAAGGCATGGAACCAACGAGTTCCTTGAGGCAGTGGATTTTGCCCAAGAATTCGACCATGAAATTGTTGAACATCCCAACATCAACGTGTTGGGGCACTATCGTGATGACAAATTAATCGGTTATTCCGATTGGGTTTATATTCCTACAGTTTATCCAGCGTTTCATCCTAAACACACCCGTCCCCGTGACGTTTATCGTGTTATCAATGACTTGGTTACATTTGTGCAAGTCTCTGGATCCGTTGCCTATGTGGGGGTTCCCACCAAAGAAGGCAGGCCAAATTTTCCAAACGAAATAATGACCAAAATTGGTCTTACTTCACGTAACAGAGAAATCTACGAAATCAAAGCACCGAAGGAGTAATCATATGGGAGGATCAAAATCAGTAAACGCAGGCGACTATATCCAGCGCCCTAGTATGGGCGCTGAAGCTGCTTTGCTTGGTGCGAAAAGCCAAAGCGGCTTGATGATGCTGAAAAACCAAGCGGAATTGCTGAAGTTGGCCTCGCAAATTAAACCAACAATGCAGGAATTTAGTCCTGAGCAAGTTTCCCGCGAGGCGGGAGAACTTGGAATGGCAAACCTTGCCAGATCGCGGCGATATGAGAGGATGGCAAGTCCTGAGGCGGCTGAGATGCGTCAGCAATTGCCAGAGCGAATCCAGCGGGCTACTTCCCGTGAGGCGTGGAAGGAACAGATGGAAGAATGGGCCAAGACCAAGGGCATTCCTGCGTTGTCCGCTTCTGGCATTGATCCTGATAGCACGATTGGCCGATCCGCGCTGTTTGATATGTCAACGCAAGCAGGGCGCGAATTTGAATTAGGCAACTTGGCTGCTCAGCAGGGATATCTTAACGTGTATGGAGCGCCCACGGGCGGCATTGACCCGGGCGCACTGATGGCAGGAAAGCAAGCCGCCGAAACCGCAAATCTTGAGTCTCTTGGCCGCTGGCAGGCGGGACTTCTAGGCGCTGCTCAAGGTTTAAATGTATCCGCTGCTGATTTAGCCAACACTGGGTTCAATGACATTCTTAGTCTATCGCAAGCTAATCGGGCGAACCAACAAGCATACCAACAAATGCTTTACCAAAGCGCAGCCCAAAATGCAGCCAATCAAAACGCCATGACTGGCGCGTGGATTGGCGCAGGTGGTGCGCTTGGTGGCGCAGCCTTGGGTGCAGGAATATTGCTGTAATGAAAGACCTTTTGGACAACACGATTGAAAGAGTGCTTAGATGGCATAAGCGCTGGCCGAAGTCTGTTGTCCTGTGGTCGGGCGGGAAAGACAGCACGGTATTGCTGCATTTGATCAGGTATGTCTGTAAAATCGACCTTCCCGTGGTGCAATACCGCGAGCCAAAGCTCAGGGAACGGTATGCTTATTCGGATAATCTGATCAATCAATGGGATCTTGAGGTCTACGATTATCCACCCTCCAAGATTACAATTACAGACGGTCCTGACGTGGAAACTGGCGAGCCTCGCTTTGATTTCTTGAAGTATCAACAATGGGGCAACAAGTGCGTGATTGTTGCCCAAGGCACAGAGCGCCCGAAAGTTGGCGAGCGTTATCTTTGCGCCGTAGATGACTATTTTAAACGCCCGTTGGGTTATTTTAGCTGGCCTTGGGAAGCCGCATTTATCGGAACCAAAAGCAGCGATATAGATTCCATCAAGGGTTCCATCCCGCTTTCAATGGATGTGCGCTATGCCGAAGGTTCGCCTGTTTCGCTGTATCCCCTTAGGTTTTGGACGGATGAAGATATCTTTGGCTATCTGGAAGAATATAAGATTACGCCTGATCCGAATCGGTATGTTTACCGCGATGGCAAGTGGGGGAACAATCCAGACAAGTCATTGAATTCCGATTATTTTCCTGTATGCGTCAACTGTGTAGATCGTCGCGGCCCAAAACACGTCTATTGCCCCAAGCTAAATGCAACAATTTCAAACATTTCACCATCAGCGCCTTATGAAGACGTTGTCTTTGATGATCTAGGCATAAGGCCCGTGCAGTGGTCCGAAAAACAACTTCAGGAGAAATAAATTATGGGCGGAGCAAAAGCACCATCAGCAGGAGCGCCAAGCGGCGGGATTGTAGCACCTAAAGCCACATTGCCCAGCGCAAAACCCACAGTTATGCAAGCTACGCTGCCAACCCCAGCGGATTATGCGGCCAACAAGATTGCCATGCCGTCACTTGGGTCCGAGCGCATGGCGAAGCAAAACTATGCCGCCAAGTTGATGGCTGAAAAACAACTATTTGGTGAGCCTGAAAAAGAACGGACCCGCGAGCTATTGGCAGGTTTTGCCCAGAACGCCTTGAGTGGCGTCAGCGATGCCTTTTCTCGCGCAATTACATCTCAAAAACAGGCTTCTGGTGCCTCTCAATGGGCCAACATGCAACGGCGCAGCCGACAAGATCAATATGGGTTTGAATTTCAGCCAGACGATCCCGCTGGCTATCAAATAGCCGACGATAATCGCTCAACGGTAGGTGCCGCATGGGCGAAAGCGGCGACAGATCTAATTGGCCCCGCATTGCAAGCTGGGTTTATGAAGATGAAATAACACGATTTTTCTTGGGAAACCCCTCAGAAAAGCATAACAACTAACAAAACGGAGGATAAAATTATGGGCGGAGGAGGAGGAAAAAAAGCGCCAAAACCACAGCCAGACAATAGTATGGCGATGATGATGGCAATGATGCAGATGCAAATGCAGGCTGCACAACAAGCGGCTGCTGAAGCGGCCAGAGCACAGCGCGAAGCAGCTATTGCTGCCGAAAATAGAAGCGCCGAACAACGACAACAGCAGTCCGTGCAAGGAGCGGCTGATACTTTGAGTAGAATGCGCGAAATGCAATCGCTTGAAGATACGGCTGCAGCGACTAAATTGCGGCAAGAACAAGAAGCGGCTGGAGCAGCAGCCACAGGCGGAGGTTTTGATGTAAATGCGGCACGAAATGCTGCCCTGTCTAATCTTGGTGCTGCTGCCTCAACGCTGCCAGCAACGGCAGCGAACTTGGCGGCTAATCCTGCAATTGTTAATCCTGCGATGACAACGGCACAATCTCTTAATACTGGCGCTGGTGGGGGCACTCAACGAACGAATGTTTTCACATTGCCTAGCACTCAAAATCTAACATTCGGAGGAGCATAATATGGGAGGCGGAGGAGGCAAAAAAAAGAAAAGCGGTGGCGGTGGAGGACACAGCGGTCCCGATCCAAGCGCAATGTTGCGCCAAATGCAGGCGCAACAAGCAGCGGCGGCGGCGAAAGCTGCGCGAGAAGAAGCGGAACGCCAGCGGCAATTGGAAATCCAGCGTCAAAATGATGCAGCCGCACAACAACAACAATCGTCTACCGTAACGGCGCAGCAATCTCTTACAGGCTTGCAATCGGCTCAACGGCTGCAAGACGAGCAAGCTGCCCAACGCCAAAGTATGGCAAATGCATCTATTGGCGGCGGCGGCGGCGGTTTCAACATCGCAGACGCCAGAATGCAAGCGCTTGGCAATGTTGGAGGAACGGGTGCTTTGGCAGGATTGCCTTATGCGTCTGGTCCTGCTGCTACTGGCGGGGCAGCGACTCCAATGGCAGTTCCCGCTGCGGTTGCCGCTGCCAATCTGCAAACGGGTGGCACCAATCAAGCCCAAAATC